GCTTGCATCAATCATTAGATTCTTCATTGCACCCATTTTATTTTTCTCCAATTCTAATAAGGAAACAATCGAAACATTCGTGCATTTTTGCTACTGAATCAAATTTTGCCCCACAGTTGAGGCAGGTGTTTTCGGTGGTTGACATTAGGCACCTGCCTTAACTTCAACAATTCCTAGAGGAATTAGCCAATCAGTTTTGCTAGTCATACGCTTCATCTCTGTCTGCGCTAACTTTAATGAAACGTGGAATGTGGCATTTGGTGCAACGTTCATATCGCCATTTGAGATGTTGCGAAACATAACGGCGTGTGTAAAAATTTTCTTCTCTGATTTGCGCATAACTTTTGAACCAAAACCTTCTGCGATAAAAGTAGTCATTATGCAACCACCTTAATCTGTGAAATGTTGAATGTGCAGAAATTAAGATTCAAACCCTCAAGGAAATAAAGAACAACTTTTCCTGATTCGAAATTGATTTGATCAATATGACCAATTTCAGTTCCGCCAATGTGTGAAACTTCAACCATCATTCCAATTTTAAAATCTTGAACTGTAGTCATTATGCACCAATCGCTTTCTTTGTAAGTGAAATAAGTTCGGCGCGTGAGTTGTAACCACGATCTGCAAGGATTGCCATTTCGCGCACCATTTGATCACGCAATTCCAACGATAAACCAAGATTTGCCGCGTGACGTGAAACCAAAACTGCTAACAAATTATCCAACTTATTCATTTTGAATCCGTCCTATTGGAAACCCGTTCGTTTTCCAATACCCAAACAATAGCATCTGTATATACAGACAGGCAACATTTGACCCCAAATTTGATAACGATTTGATAACGGCTTTTGAGCGTGTTAGGCTCACCCCGAAGGCCCACCTGAAGGGGAAGCAGGTGGGTTTTCGCCATTGTGCAGCTCGCACCCCTACACTTGGCCCTATGACCACGCTGATAGCCTTTCAGGGGCCAAATTTTGCCATCCTAGGGGCAGACTCACAGATTACCGATGGGGATAAGCGCATCATTTCGCCAAGCATCCCCAAGGTGATCAAGTTGGGTAAATACCTTGTTGGGGTGGCAGGGGATGTGCGGCCCGGCGATCTGTTGGCCTTCAATTGGAAGCCACCGGCATACGATGGCACCGACCCCGTAAAGTTTATGGGGCGAAAGATAATCCCAAGCATCATTGCAACCTTTCGAGATGGTGGATATGACTACGCCAAAGAAGGTGCGAGCTATTCCTACTTGATCGCATTTGCCGGCAATGTCTTTGAAATTGGCGATGATCTGAGTATGAGTCAAAGCCAAGATGGGTTGTATGCAGTAGGCAGTGGCAGTGCCTACGCCTTGGGGTACCTTTCGGGAACCTTAAGTAACCTGACCCAATCGGAATGGGCGCAAAATGAGATTATTGAAGCGCTCAAGATTGCTGCCAAATATGATGTAAATACATCTGCGCCATTTCAGATTGAGATTCAACCCGTTTAGCGTGTCGCACCATTCAAAGTGTGTAGTATGTGTCACCCTACTCTTTGAACGGAAAGGAAAAAACCAAATGGCTTGGTTTATTTTAGTATGCGGCATTATTGGGCTTATAGCTCTTTATGCCATTGTAATTTCTGCATTTGAAATTGGTGAAGGCCAATGAGAACAACCCGTGAACCATTATTTTCAGTGCATACTCATTCAAGCGGTGCAATTGCTCTTTATCTTGAAGAACAAGATGCCGTAAAAGAATTAGTGCAGGATGTTGTTGGCGCTTATGAGATTTCTGATCTTGATTTTCTCAAGGCCACGGCAGCCGAACATTACAAATCAGAGTTCTATTTTGAAAACCTAGAATCTGCTCGCCAAAATCTGCCTGAAAATGCCCCACTGCTTTGCAATATGAGTGAGGATGAGGCGTTGATCTTGGCTGAGGATTTAGTTCGAGCGGTAAAACTTGCACGCATCAGCCGTGAGGCTATTAACAACTTTCCACACCTACGGGCAGTGGACTAATGGCCAATCCAAACGGGCGCAAAGGCGCACAATTTGAAACCGATGTGATGCGTTGGCTACGCACCGCCGGTGCCTTGTGCGAGCGTTTGGTAAAGGCAGGCAAGAATGATGAAGGCGATCTTGTTGCCGTCATTGCAGGCGAGCAATACATTCTTGAACTCAAGAATCGCAAAACAATAAGTTTGCCTGAATTTTGGCGTGAAGCTGAAGTTGAGGCAGAAAACTATGCAAAGGCCCGTGGACTATCAACGGTGCCATTGCACTACATTATTCTCAAGCGCCGAAATGCCGGCATTGAGAAATCTTGGGTAATCCAAGACCTTCAACAATGGCTGAATGAGAAACAGTGAACCCATTAGAGTTCTTTGTTGATCTACCACGATTTGATGAAGCCAAGTGTGCCAAAATTGAGGATAAAGATTTCTTTTTCCCCGATGGCCGCACACAAGAAGCAGAAAGACTGCACCAACTGAGAACAATTTGTTCAAGTTGTATTCACGAAAAGGAGTGTTTGGATTACGCACTAGAAAAGCAGATGCCCTACGGCTTTTGGGGTGGCAAATCGCCATCTGAAAGAGAAGCCGTAAAGGTTGCAGGAGATAAGAATTTTGCCTTCAAAGGGATGGCACTAACAATTGTCAAACTGCACGCCAAAAAGGTATCTGCCAACGAAATTGCAACCCAACTAGATACATCCCTGAGTTATGTCAGGCGTGTATTACAAAAGTTGGCTGCAACTGAACAAGGAGCAGAACCATTACACCAACAGACAAAAGACTCATCAAAAGGTTGGCACTGATTGTGATAATTAGCGTTTCAACTTCATTGACGGTTCAAGCAATAATGGCACCACCTGCAGTACCTGAGTTGGTCATCTACAAAGATCGCCCGCCACTAATGCAGGTTGATGCCAAGGCAGTTGCCCGTGAGTTACTGACCGCAAAAGATTTCAAGTGTTTTACCAAACTAATGGGTAAAGAAAGCGCTTGGAAAGATACAAAGAACCCACATAGCACTGCTGCAGGTATTGGGCAGTTGCTAGATGGAACATATAAAAACCTTGGTATGAAACGCGGTAAATCTACCGTGGCTCAGACCGTGGCTACCTTGGCCTACATAGGCCGAAAATATGGAGCCGGTGGCCCGTGTGCCGCTTGGAAACATTTTCAACGCAAGAACTTTTATTGATGGGGGTCAATATGAGCGTACAGATAGAAAACGGGGTTGTTGACTTTGATGCCAATACCGCCGCTTGGCTTGAGCAATACAAAAACGCCATTGCCAAGATCAAAGAACTGCAAGAAGTTGCAGATGTAGCGCGTTCTCACATTGAGGCAGCGCTCGGTGAAAACCAAATGGGTATGTTCTTGAACAAGCCCGTGGTCAGATGGACATTTGTGGAATCAACTCGATTTGACACAAAACGCGCCAGGGAAATACTGCCTGCGCAGGTTATTGATGCTCTTGAGGTAAAATCTACCTCTCGCAGATTTTCAATTGTTAATGAGGATGATTAAGCAATGACATTTACACCTTTGAACACGCCGGCAAAAGAACTTGCTACGGAGCTGAGTAACATCATTACTGAGGCAAGCAAATGGACACCAAGAAGCCAACAGGTTTACATTGGGCCATCTGAAGTAGGTCAAGAGTGTGTACGCAAACTTGCCTATAAATTGTTGGATTGGGATAAGGTGAATGAATCGGGTGGCGGTTCTTGGGCGGCAAATGTTGGAACCGCCATCCATTCATTTCTTGAGGATATTTTTAGCAAATACCCTGACCGTTATGAAGTAGAGCAAAAGGTTCAGATTCGAGCCAACTTGTCAGGCACTATTGACCTATTTGATAAAGAAAAAGGTTATGTTCTTGATTGGAAAACCACATCACCGGCAGGGGTCAAGGCCAAGCGCAGTGAAGGCGCTACAAGCCAACAAGTGACTCAGGTGCAGTTGTATGGTTACGGCAAGGCTCAACAGGGCGTGACCGTCAACAAGGTTGGCCTGATCTTCTTGCCAACAGGCGGTTCAATTGACGATATGCACATTGAACTCTTTGATTACGATGAGGCGGCAGCCCAAGGCGCATTAGCACGCTTGGATTCTGTCTATGAACTACTTTCAACAATTGATGTTGAAGAAAATCCGCAGATGTGGCCATTGATACCTGCCTCACCTTCACGCCTTTGTATGTATTGCCCCTACTACCGACCATTTAGCACTGATCTTTCAGTTGCCTGCAATGGTGATACGGCAGAGAAATGATGTGTGAGCGTGACGGATGTAAATGCACAATGACGATTTCGGATATGAACAAGATATGGATTGAAGCCAATCCACCAATAGAGTTGGAAACACCAACAGAAAAGTAACACCCAACCAAAGAAACGGGGGATGCCAAATGGCATTTTCAGCACCAAGCAATAACACAGAATCAGTAAAAGTAGCTGATCTGAACGGACACCTGCTTATCCTTGAACCAATCGAATACAAAACAGGTATTGCGACAGTTCACGGTGATGCAGATGCAATTGAAGTACGCATTGTTGACCTTGACACGAATCAAACACACGAATCGGTGTTGTTCTTTAATGTTGCGCTCAAGAACGCACTGAAGTCAAAAATTGGTCAAAAGGTATTGGCACGCATCGGGCAGGGCGTAGCCAAGCCAGGCAAGTCTGCACCGTGGATTCTTGTAGATGCCACCGCAGATGCTGCGGCGGTTGCCAAGGCAAATGCCTTTATTTCAGGTGCAACTGCATCGGCTGCGCCTGTTGGACCACCAACAAGCATCAATGATGAAGCAGTGCAGGCTTTGCTTGCACAACTTGGAGCAAAACCAACAAACTAATTTCTTTATCCACTACCTTTCGGGGGTAAAGAAACCGGCGTTGTGATGGTCACTAGACGGGAATACATCGGGGGATGTATCTAACAGGTTCGATTCCTGTAACGCCACGCGAGACTTATGAACGGGGGAAACAAGTGAGCAAGGTGATAGCATATTCTTGCGATGATGGTGTAATGACAACACAGATGGCGTTCCAGTTATCAGACGGCGGTTCAAATCCGACCTCATCGCTCCAAAATGTTCAACGCGTTAAATATCGTGAAGCCTATGATTTAGTTGCAAATTTTCATTACTTAGGCGCAAAAAGATTTATTGGCCAATACTGCTTTGGTTTATACATTGAGAATGAGCTGCAAGGTGCAGTTGTATATTCGCCGTTGAGCGTTCCCAATTCTGCAACTTCAGCATTTGGTTTGCCGCGTGGTCACTACCCTGAGTTTGTGGAGATGAGCCGGCTAGTTTTGAACCCTAAACTTAATGGCAAAAACTTTGGTTCTTATCTCATTGCACGATCATTGAGAGAATTGAAGAAATCAGGCATCAAGGCGGTGATCAGTTATGCAGACTCATCAAGACACATTGGCGCGGTATATCAGGCAGCCAACTTTGGCTACTATGGCCTGACACCGCAGAAAAATGACTTTTACTT